CCAATTCTCACAGAATGCAAAACGGAGAGGGTAGAAGTTCTCATTTGTAGAACCACCGAAAAGATCACCCGCGACGGACTTGGAAGAAGTGGTAGCGGAGAGAGTAGGAGCAATTAGGGTAGAGTAAGTAGAATCCTGCTCATCAATAACCTGTCCACCCACGAGGACCTCGACCTTGTCAATAAGATCAGTCCAATCAGACTCCGCTTGTACAAGAGATCCATTGTTGCATACTAAGTACACATAGTTGAGAAGGTCACCCTTGCGCTCGAAACGCACGGTGCTCATACCACCATTTGAAACATTACCCTGGATAACCTGGCGTTCCACGGTTTGAGAGAAGTTAGTATAGCGCTTATAGGTAGACCTGAAAAAGCTGATTTCGGGTTGGCCTACTAGGTGCACGTCCTGTGCACCTACGGCGACGAGTTGGGCAATACCACCAGACATTTTATATTATAGTGAGACTTTATTTTTTTAAGTGTGAGTCACTACGATATAAAATATAAAATTACAGCTTCATGATGTAATAAAGTGCATAATATGGATTTGTTACGGGTATAGCATCTCCACTTCCTGTATCACCCGAACTCGCTGGGTGGGTATGTACAGATCTGTTAGAGCCCCCCGTATGGTTATGTGGTATGTGTTTTGTCGGTAAATTATGAGAGTGAAGCGCCGCATAATTCGTGAGCTCGGCCGGGATCTGCGAGTTGGCGTGAGTTCCCCACTGCCCGCCAACCTGTGCACCGACATTATTATTAATGTAGTATCGATTTTGTCGCCAATTAATATTGGTCGCGGTGTGCCTATGACTGCCGCCGCCGCCGCTTTGACTATGACTATGGTTGGCGTAGCCAGTTCCTACGTTGTGCTTGTGTGGTGAATTTGCATCACTGACACTAACGGGATGACTATGTGTGGCTAACATAGCTGCATCAGTCAGGTTCGTGGTATCCGACCCACCGTCAGTACCTACAGATGTGGTAGCAGGTACGTCATCCCCGTTGGCACACCGAATAAATTTATCCGATAGATCTGGAGTTCCGTTAGCACCATCGCATATAACCCAACCTGGAGGAATATCAGTTGAATTTCCATGCCATATTCCAATTGCACCACTCGGAATATGTGCATTAGTGACCCCCCCAACTTCTAAAGAAGTTGCTCTAACACTACCATCCACTCGTAGTTTATAACTTCCTGGATCATTGGTGCCAATCCCTATATTTCCACCAAATGTACGAATAAGTGTCGTCATCCTATTATTACTACTATACAATTTTTTAAACTTAATAATTAAACGTATTATGTTTTCATCATATAATAAAGTGCATAATATGGATTTGTTACGGGTATAGTAGCTCCAGTTCCTGTATCACCTGAACTCGCTGGGTGTCCATGTGGTGCATCTGCATAATTTCCCTGATGACCATGTGGGGAAGAGTTGTTTCCCCAGTTGTGGGTATGATTTCCGGTGTATCCTATCGAGACATCGGAGGAATAATGATTTGAGTGAATTGCAAACTGATTGTAACCACCACCCCATACGTTCATATTAACCCAACCCGGATTTTGTCGCCAATTAAATTTCGAAACCGAATGTATATGATCACCGGCTGCGTTATTGCTATGATTGTGGTAAATGTTTCGAGTTTGGACGTTATGATTATGTGGGGCACTCCCAGTATCGACAGTAATGGGATGACTATGTGAGGCTAACATAGCTGCATCAGTCAGGTTCGTGTTATCCGACCCACCTTGAGTATTTATACCTGTGGCGATCGTCGGTGACGCTACATCCCCTGAAGCAGCTCGAATAAATTTATCCGTTAGATTAGGGGTTCCGTTAGCACCATCACATATAACCCAACCTGGAGGAATATTACTTTGAAAACCTTTCCATATCATAATAAAACCGGATGGGATATGTGCACTAGCAGCGTCACCGAAATCGACTGTATTAGCTCGAAGTGAACCAACTACATCTAGATCATAATCTCCGGGATCATTGGTGCCTACCCCGATATTTCCTCCAAAGACACCAACCTTCGTTGTCATTGTTATTACTACTATACAATTTTTTAAACTTAATAATTAAACGTATTATGTTTTCATGATATAATAAAGTGCATAATATGGATTTGTTACGGGTATATCATCTCCAGTCCATTCGGCGCGGGTACCTGAACTTGCTTGATGGGAATGTGGTGCAGGGGAGGTGGGGTGTGCACCTTGGGGGTGTGTATGACCCGCGTTGTGGTAGGGGACACCATGATTGTGATTCCCTCCTTGGTTGATGCTGGTATCGACTGGTATATATTCGTTCGCGTGAAACGCCCACTGCCCACCAACCTGCGCACCGACGTTATGATTAACCCAACCCGGCGCTTGTCGCCAATTAATATAGTTTATTGGGTGACGGTGATTACCTTGCTGATTCGACCCGTGCGTGTGTTGAGCGTTGTTTGTACTTGTATTATGACTGTGATTATCTTGAGTATTTCCTTGACTTACAGTAACGGGATGACTATGTGAGGCTAACATAGGTTCGGTTAGGGTCGTGTTATTCGACCCACCTACAGTACCTACCCGCGTCGTGGCAGGTACATCATCCCCTGAAGCACCTCGAATAAATTTATCCCTTAGATCTGGAGTTCCGTTAGTACCGTCACATATAACCCACCCTGTAGGAATAGTAGCTAAAAGTCCATGCCACAATCCAATTAAACCAGTTGGGGCGATTGCATTACCAACCCCCCCAATTTCTAAAGAAGATACTCTAACACCACCATCCACTCGTAGCCTATAACTTCCTGGATCGTTGGTGCCTATCCCTATATTTCCTCCGAATGTTTGGATAAGTGTCGTCATCCTATTATTACTACTATACAATTTTTTAAACTTAATAATTAAACGTAATTGCATCCACTTGCCCACCAAGCTCTGAACCTTTTGTAAATTTTAACACTCTACCATCCGGGTGTGATGAAAGATATTCAACAAATATATCATAATACCCAGCACCCACGATAGCCTCATTAGCATTATACTCCACTGTATTTGTATTTGTTGATGTTACACTAGACCACGGTGCACCACTATGTCCAACCACTGTTGTAGTACCTAATACTATATTTGCAGGTGTACCACCAGTAATATGACCACCACAAACGTCTTGTATAAAACTACTTACTGTAGATGTACCTTCAACTAATGTTGCGTATATCCTCGACTGAAATACATGATTTGAAAAAACAACAGTGAAGGTTGCAGTACTTACCGATGCATCGGCTTGTAAAGTTGTTGTATAAGAATATGTTTTTTTACATGTACCTGATCTGTTAGTAACAAGACCACCATGTGTGTATACTGTTAATGCGTGTAAGTTTGTTTGTGTACTTATACCACCGGCAACCGTAAGAGTACCTGTATTAACATCAGTCGCATGATCTGTACCAGTTAATTCTGTCATACCACTGATATTTACACCACCACCTACATCTAGACTTACATTTGGTGCATCACTACCAATACCAACTCTATTTGTAGATGCATTGACTACCAGTGTATCGGTATCAACAATAAGACCACCAGTACCAATTGTAGCGGTATCAACTGTACTTTCACTGGCATTCAGATTGACACCTGGAAAGTTTAATGTATGGGTTGCCATAATTAATATAAGGGTAGATAATAATTATCTAAGATACAATGTTGAATGTGTGTAATAGACAGCTTCGTCGCTGGTAGCCACCTTAATAAAAATATCCTTTAACGATCATGTATATCCACGACTGGGTACTACCGCCTTCACCCGATACTGTATGGTAAATTTTATTACCCGTATCGAGTGGTATGATACACGAATTCCACCAGTTACCGTAAAAATATTCAAATCCATCACTCTGCCCCGGCATAGATAAAAAACACTGCTGCGCCGCCAAGTTTCCAAATTGGGACGAAGGGCGAGCATTTCTACCACCTGTCCACATTGTCATTTGTCCTACATTTTTACCCAAAGCATGACCAACATGATCGTTGGCGCTATGTTGTGGCATAAATACGTCTGCGTATATAGCTTTACAGTTCGTAGGTAGTTCTGATGTTGTGAATGTGACGCGAAGTACACTACTAATACCACCCGTCCATTGCCATTCTTTTATATAAGGCGAATTAAGTAAATAAAGCATCGATGCCGACCCATGATTCGGACCGGTAGTAGGACCACTCACAGAGAGTTCACCAGTGATACTCGTATCTCCCGTGATACTCGTATCTCCCGTGATACTTGTTTCTCCTGTTAGGGTAGTTAAATCGGTAACATTTAAGTTACCTGTGACAGTGACATTGCTCTCTGATGTGTCCACAAAGAGTAGAGGGTCACTCATCTACTGTTTAGGGAGGTTTTTTGCAAAGTGGGTTCGTTAATCCCATACAAGACCTGTAAGGGTTCCATATGCAGAGTGCCACCTGTACGGATTCGCAGTATTAGGATCCACTTCTAGCTGAACTTTATATGAATCACTGTATATTAAACCGGACATAATTCCGAGATACCCATGTCCATCTAAGCGACTATGATCAACATAAAGGTATTTTATCCAACCCGAGCTACTTGGAAAATATGTAACTACATTGGTGCGTTGATTTTTAACGGCTATTCTTAAATGTATTGCTCGTCCACTTGTATCAACGTAGTCTCCTGAAATTGAAATTGAGTACAAAGGATCACTTGAATAAGCTGTCCACGCATCGCCATAAGGAACGTAGGTTTGCCATCCGTCTGATGTAAAAGACTTACTACTCGATTCCAAACGAATCATTCGTGCTCTTGTTTTTCTCAGTGACCCACTTATATGAACATCTCCACTCACGTCCAAATCTCCTGTGATACTCGTATCTCCCGTGATATTTAGATCTCCTATGACACCTCCAATAATACTTAAATTACTTGTAACATTTAGGTTACCTGTGACAGTGACATTACTCTCTGATGTGTCCACAAAGAGTAGAGGTTCACTCATCTACTGTTTAGGGAGGTTTTTTGCAAAGTGGGTTCGTTAATCCCATACAAGACCTGTAAGGGTTCCGTATTGCGAGTGCCACCTGTAGTTGCTCGAGCTATTAGGGTCCACTTCTAGCTGGACTTTATATGAATCACCGTATATTAAACCGGACATAATTCCGAGATACATATGTCCATCTAAGCGGTTTCTATTTATATACATGTATTTTATCCAACCAGAGCTACTTGGAAAATATGTAACTACATTGGTGCGTTGATTTTTAACGGCTATTCTTAAATGTATTGCTCGGGCTCCGTCAACCCAGTCTCCTGTAATTGAAATTGAGTATAAAGGATCACTTGAATAAGCTGTCCACGCTTCTCCATAAGGAACGTAGGTTTGCCACCCGTCCGATGTAAAATATCTATTACCCGATTCCAAACGAATCATTCGTGCTCTTGTTTTTATCAGTGACCCACTTATATGAACATCTCCACTCACGTCCAAATCTCCAGTGATACTCGTATCTCCTGTGACACTCGTATCTCCTGTGATACCTCCAATAACACTTAAATTACTTGTAACATGGAGGTTACCTGTGACAGTGACATTGCTCTCTGATGTATCCACAAAGAGTAGAGGGTCACTCATCTACTGTTTACGGAGGTTTTTATGCTATCGCTCGTATTGTTAAGTGGGGTCTCACTGGCGTCGCCGCCCCACCGCTAGTACCATTCCACCATTCATTAAAGTGTAATCTGGATTCGTATGATCCATTGTATTCTCTATACGTAATTCTTAACGTTTTTGGAGTGGTCCACGAGGTAAATTTTCCAGCTGCTGCATTAGTTGATGAAGCGTTACAGTCAATCGTATATTCAATAAACACAGGAAACAATGCATGATGCCAATTGGTCGATGCATAGTTTGAAGCGATTGTATGCATCGAATCCCTTAGAGTAGTTCCATCAACTTGCATTTGGTGATGCGATATACCTGAGTTTTCTGCGTTGTCCCATTGATACGAAAAACGATAATACACTCTCTTTGTACCAGGTGGTGGAGTGTACGCGATCGTACTTCCCGTTACCGCGGTGTGTGTAGTATTTCCATGTTGTGTAGCTGTCACGTTTTGTACGGTATATGTACCAGAAGTAAGCTCTATCTGTGATCCATCGCAAATCGAGCTTAGTTCTTCAATAATTTCACCCGGTCTGTATTGAGTTCTAGATAAGTTTCCTATGACATTTAGATCTCCAGTGACACTCATATCTCCAGTGATACGAGTGTCACCTGTTAGGGTAGTTAAATCGGTAACATTTAAGTTACCTGTGACAGTGACATTACTCTCTGATGTGTCCACAAAGAGTAGAGGTTCACTCATCTACTATTTACGGAGGTTTTTTATACATTGGGTCACACTTTAGAGGAAACGAAAATTATAATGTGGGTGGTTCTCGACTCGAGATTTCATATTCTAGGATAGTTGCTTCCATAGATTTCATCTCCTCAAGCTTGTTTTGCTCTATCAGGGAATCCATCTTACTCTTTATGATTTGTTCACCCTGATTCTTTATACGGACGTTAAAGTAATTTTCTATAAACTCTTCGGGTTTTGCTGCAATCACTTCCATACATTTTGTACCTATGGGATTAATTTGGATTGTACATGACGACGAACCATCACTGTTTTTTGTATATGTGACCGTAGACGAATCTTCTAACCGTGTCATTATGTTATATAAAGATTTATTTTTTTAACTATATATGGAGTTCATTTATGAACGGGAAAATTTCATCCCATCCGAAATATGTGCTCGAATCATCGATAAGTTCGAGAAAGGTGATAATAAGCGAAACGGTACGACTACAAAAGGACTCGATACGGGATACAAGCGAAGTACCGAGATACGACTATATGGAAACGGTCACTGGGACGATGAATTAAACTATTTCGATGAAGTGTTGGAACGTGCTAGAAATGAATACAGAATACACATAAAACCCCTCGACCGTAACCAGTTATTGGATGCTGTTATGAGGGATAGTCACGTGTACCCACCTCAGATTCAAAGAACCTTACCCGGCGAATTCTATCACTGGCACAGTGACGCGAACATTCCCACGAGTTTCAAAACTTTTACGTATATACTCTATTTAAATGACGTAGACGAGGAAAATGATGGAGCGACAGAGTTTAGTTGCGGAAAATGCATTCAACCGAAAACGGGAAAACTCGTAATTTTTCCGAGTACCTTCACGTACCTCCATCGAGGACAGGAATTAAAAGGAGGTGTTAAGTATATCGCCACGAACGGTTACACGTGTCTCCCACCAGATGTTCTTGCCGGACTTAGGCGATGAGATGACCAGCGAAATAGACGGAATCGTTACCATGGAATGTTGCTTGATTCAGATACACTTCTACATAATCGTTCGCATTTAAATCCATGATAGTATAGGCACTACCCGCAGTTGCATAATTACTTGTACCGTTGGGTCCCGAATATGCACGGACGTACTGGTACCCCCCATTTTTATATATAAATATTTCTGTTGTATCGGATGTACCAGTTTGTCTAAATCCGTTGGTATACATAGCATATTTACCAGCTGTATTTATCGTGATACGCGATCTTGTATTTAAACCACCTTGATTTACGTGAGTCAACGTTACACCCGTAGGGGTAGATAAAGTTCTATTCAAATGCGCGAAATCAGGTGCGTGAGCCCCGTGATTTGCTGAAGTACTGACACCTCCATTTGTAAGTGCCCAATTCGCCCCTGTTTGTTTTATGATACCATTCACATGTAGAGCTGTATCGGGTGAGACTGTACCGATTCCCACGTTTCCATTATTTTGAATAATCATCCTCGTATCAGCGGCTGCAGTGGTGACGGCGTTCGTATCGTTGACTGCGTCATTACAAAACTTTATGTCACCACGTCCGTTCACCAAATTGCGTTCATAAAATATAGCGGCTTTCGCGACTCCGGGGTTCTCGGTCGGAGCGTTCACGCCGAAGAATAAAGCGGCAGTAGTTCCTGCACCACCGCTCGCTTTTTCTATGAACAGTCCAGACGTACCTTCAGCAGCCGCTTTATATATATGGAGTGAGTTTGTAACATGGAGGTTACCTGTGACAGTGACATTGCTCTCTGATGTGTCCACAAAGAGTAGAGGTTCACTCATCTACTGTTTACGGAGGTTTTTTTATACATTGGGTGGAGTAGGCCAGTTAGGATTTTTTGGATCTTCAGTTACCGAGGGTAAGTCTCTAAGGGCTTGACGGTACACTTTCCATTCATCAATATTTTCTTGTGGTAAAGGTGAGTCGGATACACTCACAACCCAATCACATTCTGAAAGACGTTGCTTTCTTTCACCTCTAAACATTACCCATAGAGATTGAATACAATTTTGAGTTTCTACTTCGAATGCTTGAGTATCTACCGTAAATTCTATTTCATCGGTTTCTGAATTACGACTGGGTATTACGAAATCTGAGTTCATTTCCGGTGGAACTATGACATGTTCCAAATCAGAAGATCTAGATTCTACGTCGCTCTGCGTACCTCTAAATCTATCTACGATTTCTAATGTTTCTGGGACGAGGGAGACGTACGCGTTCATATATTATGCAATTGAAATTAATTCACCCGAAAAAAATGAGTGTGCTCTATAAATTGTAACTGACGCCCCCCCACGTCCACCGAACGCTATTTGATAATTGGCTGGGACATAAAGATCAAACGTAGGATGACCTAATCCTCGATATTCTCTATTAGTCCATATCATTTCATCACCAGTTGCAGATCCTCCTAATAATTTATAAGGTGCTATATCATCCCATGCTCCCGAATTAGACGTTCTATACCACATACTGTACTGTTGCTCCGAGGCGCTGTTGTTCCACGGTGCAACAGAAAACCTATAGTGACCACTTACAGGGGCTGTAAAACCTCCGGTAGAGGTACTGTAATGACTACCGACATTGTAAAGCGTACTGGTTAACTTGACCGGACTGTTGAATCCACTGAAAGTTCCGTTAGAACTATTAGAATAAGCGGAAAATCGAGGTTGGTTATTATATTTTAAATAACCTTGAGGAGAAATTAACATCTTCTCACTGGGATTTGAGCCCTGACTTGTGGAAGTTCTGAACGAAAGAGTACCCAGAGCACCACTGTAATTCGGACTATCATGTATACCGACAATCTCCGAAGACATATGCTGGGTAGCCCAAGTAAGGTCATCCGCTCCAAATTGCATACCACCTATCTCCGTCCCACCCGGGGTATAATTGCCATTTACGCCGTTATTTAGGGTTTCAAATCTCAACCTAGGACTCGAACCATTTCCTACACCTAATAAGTGTAACTCTGTAGCTGGGGTCGTCACCCCAATACCGACGTGATTTGTAACATGTAGGTTACCTGTGACAGTGACATTGCTCTCCGATGTGTCCACAAAGAGTAGAGGGTCACTCATCTACTTTTTAGGGAGAAATTAATAGTCCACGTCTTCTAAAATATTCATGTAATGTAATTGGTTCCATATCTTTTGCCCACATAGTTTTTACTTC